ATCCCTTTCGTTCATAATTTCAAAAGATCAATAATATTTATCAACGTCATTTCCGGAAAGTATTTGGCTGAAAATGTGCATGTCTCATTGTAACTTTAATATCTGCATGCCCTAATAACCTTTGTAGGACTAGAAGATTGCCGCCATCAATTATGAAGTGAGAAGCGAAAGTGTGGCGCAAAACTTGTCTTACCTGCTCAGCATGTGTTTCGATTGCGGCGCGTTGCAGGCCTTTCTAAAGGTTAAAAAGCAAGTTTAAAGAGCAACTGCGTTTTTCTACTCGACGGCAGTTCAGCATGTGATTTTTTAGTTATCGACACCGTTTAGTTTTTCTTGCCTTTATTTTTGTAAAGATGATCAGCACAGCGTGGATCTTGTTTCTCTTCCATTCTTCGGTATTAATTCATCGTGCGCCACCCGCTAGCCGCTGCAAAAAACACCGGTACAGCGGCAGGTTGAAAGCCATTACCCGGAGCTGGCCAGCGGCCTGCACCTGCCTAAAATGGCGCGCGTTGTTGCCCCGACGGAGGCGGTAAAAAGCGGAAACTTTGCTGACCCCTTCAGGCCGCGTTATGCCGTCGATCTGCAGCTGCTGGACGCTGACGGCAATCCGGACGGCAGCACGCCGGTTTATCCTGCCGTACCGTTGCCCGTTCCGATGGCCGGTAATGATTCCGGCATGTTTCAGTTTCCGCCAGAGGGAACGCTGGTTGAGGTCGGTTTTACCGGCGGACGCCCGGACAAGCCGTTTGTGCGCCAGACCATGCCGGGCGGGACCAGCCTGCCGGACGTGAAACCGGGTGAACAGCTGCAGCAGCAGCGCGCGGAAGTATCACTGCGTGTAACACAGGCGGGAGACTGGGAACGCCAGACCGATCAGGCCATCCGTGAAACGTCCATGAACCGGGAAGTTAAAGCCGATACGGAAATGCGTGAGCTGGTCAGCAGGGAAACGACAGTCAAAGCCACTGACAGGACCACGGTGATCGGAACGGCGTCGCTGATGGCCGGAGCAATTCAGCACGTGACGACAGGCAATTATAGCTTGGCCACGCAGCAGAGCCAGCTGATTACAGTGGGCGGTAATGCGGAAACGGACGTCACCGGCAGCACTGCGATTAAAGTCGGTCAGGCACTGACTGAAAAAATTGGCCAGCTGCGCCAGAGCATTGCCGGAACGCGTCAGGAAATTATCGCGCCGGTTGTGTGGATTGGTTCAGAGAAGATTAACGTGGTCCAGCTGATGCTCGATACCGTGGCGCTTGTTCAGCAGCTGGCTAACCAGCTGGCCAGCCATACGCACCCGTCAACCGGTCAGCCCACGAACAGCAGCGATATTGCAAAGAGCAGCCAGCAGGCCGCCGCGCTCAGTACGAAATATTCACCCGTCATAGGCAAGTAAGCCAGCACACTAACCCGCTATCGCAGCGGGTTTTTTAATGCCCGTCACCAGAACGCCTCAGACGCACGATGCGCCACGCAAAGGCGTGCCCATCACGCACGACAACCATAAATAGATCATCCGCACAGCGCGGCACTGGCTGCGCGTCAGCCCCGGAAAAATAATCGCTGTGCAGACAAAATCGGCGCTACACCGCACCCGCCTGCGGGTTTTGCATCATGAAAATTTTTTAGTTTGATTTTTTTACAAAGGGCATGGCCAGAGCGCGCCGGTGCTGGGTTTCTGCTAAAGTCCGCCAACTGAAAAGAGTGAAAAAAATTTTAGTACTTTTCAGTTTTGCGGATCTCGAATGGATCACGGATAAAATTCAGGTCATTGAATATCAAGGTTATTAAATATTTTAGGCCATCTTCTGGATCTTAATCGGATCTCTATAAGAAGTTAGTGACCAATCAACAGCCTCAGACAGGCCAAGGGCTGTAGAGGTTTAAGGCCATTTTACAAAACTGAAAAACTCAGTAAGCTATACACTGTTTTTATGTACAGCATTGTTGTTGGCGAGAGTGCTGAAAAATGCGACGTTTTTCACTCAGTGGCGCGCTATTTATGTTTATGGAGCGAGGAGAAAAGTTAACTGACGATGCGATCTGGAATGACCGGTTGAGACCGGATAACAGGTATGCGCTGTGGACTCGCGGGGAGTTCTGAAATGTCCGATTCGGGCAGGTTAAGAACAATAAACTGGAATGGCTTCCTGTTGCAGATAGTCCATTTGCAAATGAGAGCGAAGCCTGGCAGGCCGCTTATGCACATTGGGAAAAGCACCCTAACTATAATCAAATGTTTATGAAGCATTAAACCGTTTTTTCAAAAGCTTAAATTTTGAAGCAACCCCACCTAAGAATTTTTTAACTTGATATAATTTTTTAATTCGATGAAGTTTTAACTCATAAACGGCTTCGCTCCCATGTTTGACGCTACCCTTATATTTAATTAACCTGAGAGTGCAAGCGAATTTAAGAGAGAATCTATATCCTGATATATCTTCATATTCTAATGTAAGGATGCCAGCATCATGTTCAAAAATCGTTACGTCAGGAAATGACCGAATGGATTCTAGTTGGTTAATGATTAACATTGGAATAAGGTAGGGTAGTTTGAGTACCGTAACGGTTTTGTCCTGAGTAATCGGAATAATATATTCAATGTCGGTGTTAACTTTAGCAATAGAATGCCCTGTAAAAGTCCCGTCGTTGTAAAAAGAAATATATAAATATTCGTTGCTATCTTTATCATCCACGAATGCTGTGTTGTTAAGTTCTCCATATCTTGTAACTGAACTTAAAATATCCACCGGGTGAGATTTAACACGCGCAAACCCGCAAGCGTCTATTGCCTTTAGATAATCGAAATTCCAGCTATATTTCAAATTTAGTGCAGTGCCAAGTCCAACATTTTTTATAGGAACTTTAAATTCATGAACCCTAGTTCCTAATGAAAATATAGCATCTGAATCACTAAAGACAGGTATTGTGATCTTTGTCACGATAAGTTGTGGCTTAGTTAATGTGGTGCGTTGTAATTTTGATTGTTGCACTGCAAAAGCAGCAGCAAGAGCTGAAAATGCGGCAGCCAGAAGCCCGCCAACTGCTATCAAATTTTGTGCTGTCACTTTTTATTTCTCATTTAGTTGAAGAGGCGCTCGATTTTAACATTAATCTTGTCAAGCCAATTGTACTTAGATGCGTTAATGCTCTTCTCTTTTATGAGCTTAATATAATCGTATTTGAATATACATAGAGAATTATTATTTAGAGAATAGGCGAAACCCTTATCTGAAAGGGTGCCAATATATCGAAATTTTTCAGAGTTCTGTTTGGAATTGCATAAGTTGTTAGACTCAACTAGAAATGTGTTATCACCTTTTAAAATATCTTTAGCATCTTGGATGCCTCTCTGCATGAAAATTAATGGCATGCCAATTATTATTGCTAATAATAAAGGTCTCTGTTTCTTATATTCAATAAGTATTTCAGTCTTGAATGAAACCCAAAAATAAACGGAACCAAAAAGGAAAAAACCCATAACGAAATACTTTTCTGCTTTTGTGCTATTAAGGAATATGTTAACGAAGTTATGTAATGCTGCAATTATTATAATAGCTAGAAATGTCCACTGCAAATAAACTGTAAGTCTGTATCTCCCTCCTGCTTTCCATAGTTCACGGGATGAGGCAGACGCCGGATTGTTAATTGTATTTATAATGCTATTTAGAACCCAGATGCAAAGACTAGTAATCATTGGCAGAATTGTTGCTTTGATTATGTCGCTCACATCTACAAATTGAAGAATGTTCAAATCAAAATGAAGCCAGAAGCCCCACAGGTAAAGGATACCACAGGTCAAAAAGTAGGCAGTCAGAATAGTGCCAGATTGTAGGTTTATCTTCATAGTAGATTTCGTCCATAAAGTTTGTGCGACTCTTTTGCTACATCTAAAGAATTCATAAAAAAAACTACCCTCGAAGGTGGCTTTAATTTGCTGATTTAACAGTTAAAATTTGGTGGCCCCTGCTGGGCTTGAACCAGCGACCAAGCGATTATGAGTTCCTACAGTGGCAACCGAAAATCAATGCTTTACTTTATTTATCATTGACATAGATTGCCACTATTTGCCAATGATTACTCTTTATTCACCATTTCTATCGCCACTTTGTCGCCACTTGAAGTAGGTGGGTTTAGCACTTCTTCAGGGAAAGAGGAAGTTTCAGACCAATAAATCCCTAAAGGATTAATTTTATCCATTATCAACTTACTGTATATGCACTTACAATCGAAAAAACTTATATGACACTTAGCGCAAGTCGCATTTTTTACTGCATTAAGCATTACTGGTTTGTAATTCAATTCCATACCTGTAACATTATCAATGTTAGATTTATGGAATTTGACAACTAAATTATTTCCGTCAATAATTTTCTCATGTTCGCTTAGCATTACTAATGGGATGTGAATTTTTTTGTTTCTTAAGAATAAAATTTCTGGTCCACAATTGTTATTATTGATATTAATTATATTTTGCTGTGTCCTTGATATCCAATCATGTATATCAATATGACTCGTAGGGATAAAGTTATTATGAGAAAGCAAATCTAAAAAATCTTTACTATTTGTTATGCACGAAAGCTTTAATATGAAATCTTCATACTCTATGGATATGGCGAAGGTTATTGTGCTTTCTTTGATTAGGGGGAGTTTACGAATATAACTCTGCACGATATCAAGATATCCAATTGCGTTAGTTATTGAAGCCTCCCCATAAAACGCAACCTCTGGTATTCTGAAGTTCATATCTTCATATGCGATAATTATGTATTCATTTGGGGTTTTAAGATTGCTGTTGAATTTTTTTATTAATTGTTTTTGTAATCCAATGAATTTAAGATCTATGGTGTTTTTTAATTCAAAGTAATCAGTAATGAGATCTTCAGTATGGATAATTACGTCATGTTGAATGTTTTCATCTTTGTTTTTTATAGAGATGTACATGCTAGGCCCTTGGTCTTTGCTAGGAGTGTAAACGTATTTCTTTTCTTTTGTTAAAAAAGCCTTCTTATTAGAAGTAATGTTTTCAGATTTTGAATCTTCTCCTTCGAAATACTCTCCAATTAAACGATTATCTTTGTAATAATCGGATAATATTCTTTTCCATGTAGAGATGCTAATTTCTCCATCGATGCGCCAAATTTTAAAGTAGTGAGCATTTTTCCCTGCCTTGTCGATAGAGGTATCTAAGCGTGAAAGAAAACCATCTTCATCATATAAACGAATTGCGCCGTCTAAATGATTTGGAATACCTTCATTAGTTAGCATAGAGTGAGCGTATCTGAAGCCATAGGAATTCCCCAACTCAAGCATCTCGGCTGAAGGTATGTCTCTAGTTTCTTCGCATTCCAATGATTTAATTCCATTCTGGTCGTGCCACCAAAATTCGGTCTTTGATATACCATTAAAAAATGATTCCTCTTTAGAGGCTACATGTGTTGCGACTCCATTAGAAATGTCTTTTAATGAATCATCGAATTTAGGTCCCCACCAGTAGTCAAGTTCTATTGGTTCTAAATATGAACCCGGCAATCCCAGGCTATGCGGATCCAGCAATATTTTGACTTCAAGATCTTTATCAGAAGAAAGTGTTTGTAATTGTTTAAGTAATGGAGTGTTTAGGTTATTTAATGGAGAAAGTGATCTCCTAAAGTATCGGTGAGCAAATACTAAAAGACCATTATAAGCGAAAATTCCTGGGGCTATGTAATTAAGAGTTGATAAATCTACAAGGCTACGTTTATCATTTTCGTAACTCCCAAAAAGTTCTGGGAATTTTTTCAATGCAATGTTTGTATCAAATGCTGTGATGCATTCGCCCCTGATAAATTTAATGCTTTCTGAGTAAATAGATTCCCCAATGAGATTTTTTAATTTATCTTTATCTTCATGAGTGATGTTAAAAACTGTATTTTCTAAATAATTCTGTGTGAGATTACATATTATGTTTCTTTCTTTTTTTGTTTCAGGGATCGATATTTCACCCAAAAGGCCAACTTTTGTATTATCAATTGAAAGACCATGTATCTTAGACCAGGAAAGTGGACGATGCATGTCGTGATTAATGAAATTCGGGATGCCTGACTCCCACGCATAATGTTCTAGTAGCTGAGTCGATAATGATTTTATACTAAATGAATAATCATACTTATTAACCAAGTTATTGTTAAATAAAGCCAGATGTTTTTTCATTTATACCTCTGTGCTTGTGTTGTTAAAGGTTTTAAGTGTGTTTTGTAATGGATTGAATCTTACAGCGTCCTCTAAATGATCTGGGGCAAAATGCGCATATCGCATCGTCATTTTGATATCGGTATGGCCGAGTACGCGCTGCAAGACCAAAATATTCCCACCATTCATCATAAAGTGGCTGGCGAAGGTATGGCGCAAAACATGGGTAAGTTGCCCTGTCGGTAGTTCGATGCCTGTTCTTTTCAGCGTTGACCGGAACGCGCCATAACAATCACTAAACAACCTGCCTTTTTTATAATTAGGCAGAGACTCATAGAGCTCTTTGCTGATTGGGACGGTGCGGTTTTTTCTGCCTTTAGTGTTGGTGTATGTGATTTTGTATTTCGCGAGCTGGCTTTTCCTCAGACTCTCAGCCTCAGACCACCGTGCGCCAGTGGCGAGACAAATTCTTACCACGGTTTTTAAATCAGGGTGGTCATGCCGTTTGCACTCTCCGGGCAGTAGCGAAATTTGGTCGTGAGTTAGCCAGGCCATTTCCATTTCTTCTATGCGGAATGGGCGCATGTTTTTCAGTGGGTTTTCACCCTTCCATTCTCCGAGGCGGTTTAGCTCATTGAACACTGCCCGGAAGTAGGCCAGCTCAAGATTAAGCGTACGAGGCGATACCTCTTTGACTCTGTTTGTACGGGCATACTCACCTTTTAACCGTTTTTCTCGGTAGCGGGAAAACATCTGCGCATCGAAATCGCGTGCGAGTGGTTCGCCCATACACTCAAAAGCATGGTGCATGGCTAACTGACGTTTCAAGCCGTCTCTCAGTGTAATGCCATGAGCGCTATACCATAAATCAACCAGCTCTTTTAACGTGCGCCTGTCTTCCTTTTCTTCCTGCCACGGGGTTTGAACGGTGTACTGTTCAAAAGCCAGCGCTTCGCCTTTGGTGGCGAATTTCTTTCTGATACGTTTGCCTTTTGCACAGTTTGGATAGAGCTCGCAAATCCAGCCGCCAGCAGGATTTTTACGGACAGTCATCAATTAACCTCGCTGTATACACCCACCACACGACCAATCATTTTGATGTCATCAATTCCGTACTCAAACGGCACTTTTCCACCGGCTACATGTAATTTTTTACCAGGCAAAACGGTTATTTCTCTAAGGCTCAATGCGCCTTCAATATCTACTAACCAAAGGCCATCAGACAAAGAGGATTCCTGCTCGATTACATAGGTGCTGTTATCGCTTTTCACAGAGGCACCTTTTTTCGGTTGCTTAGTGAAAAGCTGCTGGTCAAACGAAAGAGTACCAATATTGGTTAGCTCCCCTTCACTTAATTCGAATAAAGGAAGATCGGTTGAGTGTTGAGGTTCATTAGTAGACAGGTTTTTCTCTCCCTCACCAGTCATCAACCATTTAAGGCTTACGCCAGTTTCAAGCGCGCAATGCACAGCAAAATCGTACGACATGTTGCCCCGCGTATAACGGTTCTGTAAGGAACTGGCTGCGATTTTGAAGTGATTAGCGAGTTGGATTTTCTGAGTAAACCCATAAACCTCGCAGATTCTTTTAGTGATGCCTCGTTATTAAAATTGGTCTCAATCATTAAAATTAGCATTCCTTTATTGCTAGATACTAATATTAGTATTGGTATCGCTATGAACGGTGGCAGTGAGTGGCAAACGTCGGCAAAAACTAAGCACTCATTGTCTGAATGTTATCAATTTAGGGATCATGCTATATGGCTTCTGAAATCGCAATCATCAAAGTTCCCGCACCTATTGTCACTGCTGATCAGTTTGCTGAACTGGAAGGTGTTTCGCGCCGCACTGTTTATCGCTGGACTACCGGTGACAACCCGCAACTGCCTATCGAGCCACGCACTATACGCAAAGGCTGTAAGAAAGCTGGTGGACCAATTCGTATCTATTACGCTCGTTGGAAAGAAGAGCAGTTGCGTAAGGCATTCGGGCATTCCCGTTTTCAGTTCGTTATTGGCGGATAATTCACATTAAGTGAATAGGGAGATTCGCACATGTTTGATTTTAAGACTTCCACCCATAACCACTATGACGACGCTTGCCGCAAGTTTGCGCTGACGCACAGCATGACTGAGCTGGCGCAGCGAGCAGGCATGAAAGCACAGACTCTTCGCAACAAGCTGAACCCGGATCAGGTGCATCAACTGACAGTTTCAGAATTACTGTTGCTTACCGACCTGACAGAAGACGCAACGCTGATAGACGGCTCAATAACTGTACGGGAAGCGAAAGCGACCCACCGATACTGGATTTAACAAAACTTCTGAGTCGGCGTGAAAGACGAGAGCTGACGAACCGACTCAGGAGGCAAAAGCCAACAGCACGGCGAAAATTCATCCACGGAACGGATGAGCAAAGCGCAGCTATAGCGAAAACTATCGACGAGATACATCTGACAACCGGTATCACTATCAGCCGGGGCGAAGCCCTGCATCTGATGGCAGGTGGTAAAAGTTGTTTTGACGGGAAATGGGTAAGAGGAACCTCAAAAGGTGAAATATTTGCGGTGGCTCCATCGTATCAGGATAAGGCTATGAAAATCCTTAGGCGTGTTGCGGCTTTAGCAGAGGTGGCAACGAAAAAATAACAGTTAATATCCATATATATCATGCGCATACAGTGTTTTAAATCAGGGTTTTCCTTCACACCTTTTATCAATACGTGATACTGTATGTTTGTACAGTACCTCATGGTGGAGGTTATGTGGATAGAGAGCTAAACGAGCATGTTATGATTGAGCGGGTCGAGATGATTGCGCGTCTGGCGGCTGAAAGTACTTGCCAAGAAAAGGATCGTGAAATCGCGCCGGGGCTGATAGCGGACCTTGCCAAAGATAAATTATTGAAAGAAAAGATTTATTCTGTGATTTTCTCAGCAAGTTCTTTTGAGAATTAATTGAAAATGAAGTGATGATTTTCCCCTTTATCTATGGCCAGAGCCTCGAAAAAGTGAGAAAATTAAGCCTTAGTGAAAACTTGCTTCTTTCCGAGGCTGCTTTCGCTATAATACGCGGTCGGTTTTTAGGAGGGGTCAATGCCAACTGTAGTGTCGCTTTTTTCTGGGTGTGGTGGTTCTGATGCAGGGGTCTTGAGGTCAGGGTTTGACGTGCTCATGGCAAATGACATTCTGCCGTATGCCCGTGATGTGTACTTGGCTAACCACCCTGAAACCGACTACGTTTTAGGGGACGTTTCTGCTATTGAATCGTTTCCTTCTGCTGATCTATTGGTCGGTTGCTATCCTTGCCAAGGGTTTAGTCAAGGTGGCGTAAGGAAGGCAGATAGAAAGATCAATACTCTATACTTGGAGTTTGCTCGTGCGCTCAGGATCGTAAAGCCCAAAGCATTTATCGTTGAGAACGTTTCCGGCATGGTTCGAAGCAATTTCGAGCATTTGTTGAAAGATCAGTTTAAAGTCTTTGAAGAGGCTGGCTACCGGGTTAAATCACAGGTTCTTAATGCATCTCATTATGGCGTGGCCCAGGATAGAAAACGTATTTTTATAGTTGGTATTCGTAACGACTTTGGCACCGATTATGAATTTCCCTTACCAACTTATGGTGATGGCTTGAAACCATATACTACTATCAGGGATGCTATTGGGCATTTACCTGAGTGGCCAGTAGGTGAATTTTACGAATCAGACTTTCATTGGTACTACTTATCTAGAAACCGTAGGCAAGACTGGACCCAAATTTCGAAGACTATTGTAGCGAACCCTCGTCATATGCCTTTACACCCAATAAGCCCAATGTTGGAGAAACTTGGTCCAGATAAATGGCAGTTTATTTCGAGTGAACCGGCTCGCCGATTTAGCTACAGGGAAGCTGCATTCCTGCAAGGATTTGGAGCGTTAGTATTCCCTGAAACTGATAGGGCGACAATGAATATGAAATATACTGTTGTAGGAAATGCAGTACCGCCCCCCTTATTTGAGGCGGTTGCGAATAATTTACCAGATATATGGGATTAAGCAACCTCGGCATTAGCTTCAAGAATTCTATCTAGGTAGGCGATGCTTAAACTATGATCAATAGTCCCTGAGATTCTGGTTAGATTTATCAATCTTAGACGATCAACAAAAATAGCATCGCCTAATTTGCTTTTATGCGCCCATTCTCCATCCATCCATCTTAAATCTTGTGGTAGAAAATAATAAGTTGCCCATCGATGTGCTACAGGAAATTTACTATAAAGCATAGCAGGAGAGGCTTCTAATTGCTTTGCTTCCCACTCTTCCTGAGAACAGCCGCACTGCACAAATGATATTGGTATTGCATCTCTCTCATCTCCCATAGGATGCCAAGCAATAATGTCAAGACCACCATCGCCGCTATTCCCACGGCTAAAGTCACGCTCTTTAAAATTCGCAGTGCAGCGAATATCTTCTGCAATATGCTTGAATTTGTTAAATAAAGTACCAGTATATGGGGCTTGCTGCCCCCCTGAAGCCCAACAAGCCTTTACAATACTTCCGCTTGGCATTAGGCTTTCAAAAATTGGCAAACTAATTAATTCAAAGCTTCGTGTTATTTCTCTTCGGCTCCCTAAAGAAACATATTTAATATTTGCACATATCAGCAATGCTAAATACAATTTTTCTAAATGGCTAAACTGCTCTTCAGATGTATCTCGTAACTCCACAGTATCGTTATCATCAGATAAAATGAAAGGATAACTATCACCAAATAAATCAATGCGTTGTCGAACAAAGCCAATTGCAAAAATCCATTTTCTATCTACATATGAACGGCTTACACTTCGTCTAGCTCTTCTGCGGACAAAAGCATCATTTTCATCGACAGCATCGTCGATGGTTTCTTCTTCCGCTTCCTCTGTTTCAGCTAAAACGGCTTCAGGTTGCGCCTGAAGCGTACTATACAGATCTCCTCGACTAAATGACCGATCGGTATTAGTCAAGACTAATATCTCAATATAATCAGCCCATAAATAAGGCTCATTCGAGGGCATTGAATCAAGATTTGTAATCATAATTTCAATCGTCCTCTCTTTTGTTTCTAATTTGATTCCTTATGTTTTTTGACATTTCGAAAATTTCCGAAGCTGATTCTTCGTGCTCAAGAGTTAGCTCCTTAGCTTTAAGAAGCATATCCCAAACAACTCTCAACTTTACACTTGCAGCATTTAATGCTTTATCTAATGCTTCTCTTTCACCACTTGTATATAGATATGCCTCATCTAAGTTTGAACTTCTCATTAAAACATCAATCGCCTCGCTTTTCTCAACAACAGCGGCGATATCTTTTATTCTTCTCGACTCTCCAATTATGGTTCTACCTTGTTGGTCTGGAACAAAGAACCAAGAAAACATACGTTTTAAATTTTCTTCATTTAAATCCGGGTCTAAGAAATCTTTTTTATCTTGCAGACCTAACCATTTTGTTATTTTCGAATATCCTAATGCAGTAGTTATATACGAAAATTCAACATCTGCGGCTTTCATTGGAAGATCAAAAAAATCATTATTGTGCGCTACTTCATATAGATTTAGCGCAGTTAAAAGAGTTGCAACATAATGTGGCTTGCTTCCGATTTCACGAGCAAGATTTTTTAATACTATATCTTTCGGATCGTTTTCATAAAAAGTGTCACATAATTCTTTGAGATATTTTGCTTTAGATAATGAATCCCATTCTTTTACACCAGTGATATGACGGTAGCCGATGTACCTTAGAACATCCTCTCTATTTTGATAAATAATGCAAGGAAGTTTTTTAGGCTTATTTATTGTGTCTTCAATGATTTCTTGGACCCCTTTTGATTTCCTTTTAGGGGGTTGAAGATCGCCATTTAATAGCTTTACCGCAGCTAATCGTCTATTTCCTTCTACAACTATATAATTGTTATCTGTTTTTACAGCCAGTAAAGGCTCTCCTGGGAAGTAGCCCTGCTGACCGATAGATAACATCAAGTCGTGTACACTTTCATCATCCAGCATTTCTTCAATTACAGTTGCAGCATTACTGGCGTCATTCAGACGGAAGAATCTTGGGTTCTGAGGGTCAAATTCAAGTTTTTTAGTATCAATTTCTACGATTTTGTTATCCATTCTAACCTCATAGGAATAGGTCAATGTACAAATACAAGACGGGACATGTCTTAATTGCACATCTACGCTTAGTCAGGCGCAACGTGCCCTTAGTATAGTGCCCAAGTCTACAAAAATTTCTTGCGTAACTCTGCATTAATTTGCATCTGTAGCTATACCTTGATTTTTTTACGTGGCGCCAGGCATAACATACATAGTTGACAAGCGACAACTGCATTAAAACCGACTCATAAAGCGGGCAGGCGAGGCGGGGAAAGCATTGCGCGCGGGGGGGGGCAAACATGTATGCGCAGGCTTCGCCAGCGGCACGGAGGCGGGAGCGGCGGCGATGGATGAATCAGGTTGCTGAAACAGAAAAGCCCCGCAAAACGCGTCTGAACGCGTCTGCGGGGCCATGAAAACAGGCGGTGATTTTTGCGGGGTTGTTTAATCAGGCGGGGTTTATTTTGAGCCGCCCGGTCAGGCCGTCTTTTGCTCCAGCTCATAGGCGCGGAACGTGATCACCTCTTCGCCCAGCCAGTTATTAATTTCCTTCAGTCGCTCCTGCAGCGGTGTCAGTTCGTTACGCACAAATACCTGAGACGCTTTCACTGCATCGCCGAATCCGCCGGAGTTATCCGGGATAATTCCCATCATCTGAGGCGGTACGTGGTGTGCGCTTAGCAGGTCGTCACGGCTCGCCTTCTTGATGTTAAAGAAATCGTCTTTTGTCGCCACTTCACTAAGCGGCAGAATCTTGATCCCGTCCGGCTTTCCGTTAGGCGCGTACATAAACAGGTTACGGAAGTTGCCGATCCCTTTCGTGTCGCGCATCGCCTGGCGCATCCGGTCAACGTCGCTGCTGCTCTGCGCCGCGTCGGTCATATACAGGATGTAACCGGCGTGCGCGCCGTTCTGATAATACTTGCGGCGGAACAGCGTTGCCGCTTCATTAAGCCAGGCAGAATTAAGCGCGCTGAGGTATCCCGGCAGGCCGTAAAGCTCCTGATTAATATCCGGCTCCAACAGGTGAAACACGCTGCCGGCCGAAAATTCGTGCGGCTCTTTCCAGTCATTCACAAACCAGTAAACGCCATCCTTCACGCCCCTGCGGGTAAATTTGACCGGTGTTATTTCAAGGCGCAGCGGCTTACCCAGGCCATTGCGGCGCAGCTCGGCAAAGGCGTTACCGAAAACCAGATAATCCAGCGCAAACTTGCTGAACTCCTGCTGGCTCATCATCGGGTGAGGGATAAAGGTCGAGGCTAGAATGTTGCGCTTTACGTAAATCGGCGAGCTGTGATGCCCGGCCGAGCGCAGGCTCTTAGCCAGCCCGTTAAAGCTGACCGGCGGCTCAAACCAGCGCCCGTTACCGATGCACTCGGCATAATCCAGAATGTCGCGCTTATCCATGACCGGTGTCGGATCGCCAAAGGTAAACGCCTCGGCGTGCTGCTGCGGCGCGGTTGCCTGTTCAGGCTGCGCGGTGGTGGTCTGAGCCTTGCGGCCTCTGCGTTTGCTCATCAGTAAAATTCCAGAATAGAGGGGTTAGCGCCGCCGCTGGCTGCGGTAAGCGGTTCGTTTAACAGTGCGTGCATGATGGCCCAGGCGACGTCGGCATGGCTGGCCGAGAGCAATCATGGAAAAGAAAGAAAATGTTGTTGAGTTTGAAACCCCACTGCTGCGCGGCGAAACCGAAATCAAAAGCGTGGAGCTGATTAAGCCGATGACCGGAAGCCTGCGCGGCGTGCGCCTGGCTGATCTGTGCCAGTCGGACGTTGACGCACTGCTGACCGTGCTGCCCCGCATTACCCTGCCGGGCCTGACAAAAGCCGAGTGTAACGCGCTCGATCCGGTTGACCTGATTGCGCTGGGCGGCAAGGTGATTGGTTTTTTGCAGTCGAAGTCGGACGAATAGACTGGCCGCACGGCCTGACGGTCAACGACCTGATGGCCGACATTGCCACGATATTTCACTGGCAACCTTCCGAGATGTACGACATGCCGCTGGCCGAGCTGATGGGCTGGCGGCATAAAGCCTTTATCCGCAGCGGAGCGACCCCGGATGAGCAATAACCTTAAAGTGCAGGTGCAGCTGAATGAGGTAGACAAAGCTTCGCGGCCCTTCAAAGCCGTGCAGACCGCTGCCAAAAATCTGTCGTCTGATATACGCCAGACGCAGACGACGATTAAGGAACTGGACGCGCAGGCGGGGAAAATTGATGGCTTCCGCAAGGCCAGTGCGCAGCTGACCGTCACGCAGCAAAGCCTCAAAGACGCAAAGCAGGAGGTAGCCGCGCTGGCCGTGCAGTTTAAAAACACGGAGCGCCCGACGACACAGCAGGCCCGCGCACTGGAAAAAGCCCGGCAGGCAGCGTCTGAGCTGCAGACGAAGTCCAACAGCCTGCGCCTTTCGGTGCAGCAGCAGTGCGAGGCACTTAACGCGGCGGGGATTTCCACCAAAAGCCTGAGCAGCGAGCAGCAGCGCCTGAAATCCGCCTCGGCGCAGGCTACGGTCAGCCTGAGCCGTCAGAAAATGGAGCTGCAGCGACTGAATGCACAGCAGGAGCGACTTAACCAGACCAGCGAACGCTACCGCAAAGGGCAGGAGCTGTCGGGTAAGGTGCGCAACATGGGCGCGGCCGGTATCGGTGCCGCCACGGTTGGCGGCATGGCGGCTACGTCGCTGCTGATGCCGGGATTTGATTTCGCACAGAAGAACTCCGAGCTGCAGGCCGTGCTCGGCGTGGGAAAAGAATCGCAGGAAATGAAAGCCCTGCGTGCGCAGGCGCGTCAGCTGGGTGATACAACCGCCGCCTCTGCCGATGATGCGGCGGGTGCGCAAATCGTTATTGCCAAAGGCGGCGGCGATGCCGCTGCCGTTCAGGCCGTTACGCCGGTCACGCTCAACATGGCGCTGGCTAACAAGCGCACGATGGAGGAAAATGCCGGGCTGCTGATGGGGATGAAATCAGCCTTCCAGCTCTCAAACAATAAGGTCGCACACATCGGCGACGTGCTTTCGATGACGCTGAATAAAACGGCCGCTGACTTTGACGGGCTTAGCGACTCGCTGACCTACGTCGCCCCGGTAGCAAAAAACGCGGGCGTCGGCATCGAACAGGCGGCAGCAATGGTCGGCGCTCTGCACGATGCCAAAATCACAGGCTCAATGGCAGGCACAGGTAGCCGCGCCGTGCTGAGCAGGCTGCAGGCTCCTGCCGGCGAATCATTCAAGGCTATCAAAGAGCTGGGAATTAAAACGGCAGACGGAAAAGGAAATACCCGCCCGATTTTCTCCATTCTGAAAGAAATGCAGGCGAGTTTTGATCGTCCCAAGCTGGGAACGGGCCAGCGCGCCGAGTATATGAAAACCATCTTCGGCGAGGAGGCCAGCTCATCGGCCGCCGTGCTGATGACCGCCGCCTCAACCGGTAAGCTCGATCAGCTGACCGCCATCTTTAAAGCCTCTGATGGTAAAACGGCCGAGCTGGTTCAGGTCATGCAGGATAATCTCGGCGGCGACCTGAAAGAGCTGCAGTCTGCGTATGAGGCTATCGGCACCGACCTGTTTGATCAGAACGACGGCAGCCTGCGCGCACTTACGCAAGACACGGCGGCGCTGCTTCTGACGGTTGATAACTGGATTAAAGCTAACCCTGCGCTGACAGGCGGTATAGCAAAAGTGGTAATGGGCGGGCTGATGTTAGCCGGGGCGCTGGGCGCAATCGGGCTGGTAGCCTGGCCGGTAATTGCGGGCGTGAATACCCTGATTGCCGGTGCGGGATTCCTCGGCACGGCATTCAGCATGGCTGGCGGAGCTATTACGGCCGCGCTCGGCGCTATCACGCTGCCGGTGGTGACCGTCGTGGCGGCAATCGTGGCCGGGGCGCTACTGGTGCGTAAATACTGGGAGCCTATCAGCGCCTTTATAGCAGGCATGGCCGAAGGGTTTACCGCAGCGATGGGGCCGATCAGTGATTCCTTCGGTTCGCTGAAGCCGGTGTTTGAGTGGGTAGGTGGCAAGCTCAAAGAGCTGTGGGACTGGTTCGGCAAACTGCTGGAGCCGGTGAAATCCACGCAGACCGAACTTGCCGCCGCCGGAGACATGGGTAAGAAGTTCGGCAACATGCTGGCCGAGGCGCTGAAAATCCCGAGCCACGCGCTCGATCAGCTTATGGGCGGCATCAACTGGGTGCTGGATAAGCTCGGCATTATCGACACGAAATCCGATGGCCTCAAAGACAAAGTCCCGTCCCCGGATCCGGTAGCAACCGGTGGCGCGGGCGCAGATACCGGCGGGCTGCAATACAACATCGCCTACGGTGGCGCGCCTTACCGCCCGGTTTCAGCCCCGTCAGCCGGAGGAGGATTCACTGATCGCAGCCAGAATACTTATCAGTATGAAATCAACATGCATGAGGGTATGACCAAAGACGACGCAATGGCGCTGATGGCGCAGCACCAGGCTAAAGAGCAGCGCACCCGGCAGGCACAGAACCGCAGCAAAATGGGCTGGGAGGATTAAAACGATGATGATGATTTACGGCATGATGCCGTTTATGCGACAGCGATGCGGGCAGCTAAAGCAAAGTGGGATAAGCTGCAGCGCGGCGTCGCTGAGTTCTCGCTTACGCTCGCAATGGGCCGTGCCGACCTGTACCCGGAGACGCCGGTCAGGGTGAGCGGCTTTAAATCCGTGATCGATGCTCAGCCGTGGATTATCAGTAAGGTGACGCATAGCCTGAGCGGCAGCGGGTATACCACGCAGCTTGAATTTGAAGTCTTACTATCTGATGTAGAGTATCAGGCAGAATCATACGAAGCTGATTCACAATAAGTGAAATTTATTGCTCATTTTAGGGTATTAAAGCTTCAAGCTTACAGGGAGACGCCACCGATGATGCATTGTCCGTTATGCCAGACCGCCGCACACGCTAAAAGCAGCAGATATATTTCCAAAGAGACAAAGGAACGATATCATCAGTGTCAGAATATTAATTGCAGTTGTAATTTTAAAACACACGAAAGCGTAGCTCGAATCATTGTCTCACCGGGCCAGACTAACAGAGTGGTAATTTTTACTCATAACGATCGGCAGCCGTCACTGCTGCACTGATAAATTTATTATGAAAACCCGCAAGCGCGGGTTTATCTTAGTCTTGCAACAATCTCTTCTTTTCCTGTACAAAATAAATGTAAAGCTTTTAAATTTATTTTTATCTCAGCGATACTGCCTAATGCATACCCAGAAAAACCTACCATCATTTCGGTATTGCCGAATATCTTCTTAATGCTAGGCATATCTAAAATACTATTTTTTAAATGGTTAAGTTCAAATACAGAATCGTATACCTTTTGTGCTTTATCATAAAACTCACGATCAGCTTTTGCAATATCAAATAGATGTTTCGATATAGATTCTGTATGGACTTCAGGAACTACACCACCTTCAGCACCAGTTACTTCCTCAGCTTCAAATTTATCTTTGGAAGTAATTTCGTAACGAGTTTGAGTTGTAGGTAAATCTACAATTTTGAAAATATAAGGGCATGTTTGTTTATTACTTTCGTAAGGTTCGAAAACTTTACAGATGTCTTCAATACTCCCACAAACGTACCAGTTAAGTTCACACTCTCGCGCAAGAATAAGTTTGAGAGCAGAAATTTCCCGCTCTTTGACCGCTTTCTTGCGGTTGTGCTCAAGCACTTCCCTAAGTACAAAAAGGAATATAGCTACGCAGGCGGTAGCCGGAATCCAGTTTAAGTTAGCAATCCAATGAAAGATGCTTTCCACGCTATCCCAGCAAAAGTCCAAAATCTTTATCGCCATTTCATCGCCACCCAGAAAAATAAAACAAAAAAGCCACCCTGAAAGGTGGCTTAACTGCATGATTTTAATCACAAAATTTGGTGGCCCCTGCTGGGCTTGAACCAGCGACCAAGCGATTATGAGTCGCCTGCTCTAACCACTGAGCTAAGGGGCCAGCGGAGCGGGGATTATAAAGTATCTCTTCAGGGCAATCCAGCACTCAGCCACCGGTTGCTGAAATAAGCAGCAGTGATTTACCTGCTGATTTCTATAACAAATCTGGCGAACCGCGATCCCGAAGTCGCAAACAGGCACGGATAATGCTTCTCCGTGCCTTTAGTAAAACCGGACTTCAGTCATTATGGCTGATAGCTGACTCAGCTCTGACGATAACGGGATGCTGATTGATTCCGTGAAAGATGAGGAACCATCGTGCCACGTGCCTGATCGTAGTCGTGCCACATCTGCAGATCCTCAAGCGACGGAATGGTTACCGTCTCCTTGCTGTCGAGTCCGGCAAGCGCGGCGTCCACCATCTCATCAACGTCCATCAGCATTTCAGCCGGAATGTCATTAATAGACTGGCCTGCGCGGTCGAAAATTTCCGTACGGGTCGCACCGGGCAACACCGCCTGTACCTGCACGCCGCTCTCTGCGAGTTCACGCTGCATCGCACGCGTCAGAGTCAATACGTAAGACTTAGTGGCGTTATAAGCGCCGTTGAACATCTCGTGCACCAGTGACAGCACTGAGGCGATATTGATAATGATGCCATTTCCGCGCGCTTTGAAAGCCCGGCCAGCCGCCTGTGCCAGACGGGTGGGTGCCAGAATATTCAACGCCAGCATGCTGTTAATGCGTGTGATGTCCGCCTCAAGAAACTCTCCCTCAACGCCCATGCCCGCGTTGTTCAGCAGCAGCGTAATCTGTGCGTTGTTCGCGAGCTCCGACTCCACGCGTTGCAGATCCTGCTCGTGCGTTAAGTCAGCCGCCATAACCGTCACCCGAATAT